GCCTAAATCTAAATGTTCAGGTTTAAGCATTATATCTAAAGTCATCATTTGTCGCGATTGTTTTAAAACAATCAGCGCCAAACGTTGTGCTTCAACTGAGTTTGTTGTAAATGGTAATTCTATTTCATTTACAATTGTTTCGCCGTCGCTTGTTTGATAAGCTGAACTTTCCTGAGTATTAAATTCTTTAATACTAAAGTTTGTATCAGCGTCAATAAAAGTACCTTTAACTTTATTATATAATTGAGAACGTTTTGGTCTTGTTGAAATTTTTATTTCCCCCGCCAAATCGTCATTTGTTAAAGTTCTTATTGAACTACTTGCTTTACCAACTTTTAATTTAAACGTACCTTGTTGAAACGTTAAAGTTCCCGCGCAACAACTTATTAAATCTTCTATAACTTCTACGGGTTTTCTATTTAATAAAATAACTCCATTACTCGTATATCTATTTTGTGTTCCGCCTGTTATTGAAATACTATCGTTACAATCAGAATAAGCTTGTTGAAAACTTGCTAAATCTATTTCACTTGCGCTTGCACCAAAACCGTCGCTTGATGTTAAATAATCATAAATAACATTTGCGGGGTTATTTGAATAAGCCGTTGCACTTGTTGAAACATTTAATATTTTTTTACCCTCAATAACTGCACTAATATTTGGTATTCCATTAGGGAACACATCTACGTCATAAGTTAATTTTACCATTAAATAAGCAATACCTCTTAACCTATGATTGCTAGTCCAAACTGTACTAGCACCGTCTAAAACTGTATCAACTGTTTGTGTTGATGAACCTAGATGTTTAATAATTTGTGCTTTGCCTGAGAACGTTCCACTTGTTACGTTGCCCGAACCGTCTAAATGTCCTGTTTGTATTTCTGTATCATTAAAGAATACTGAACCAATACTATTTACTTCGTGTCCACATAAAGCAATTACTAAATATAAATCTTTATTATCATTTAAAGTTTCTGCGTGTACTATTGCACCACTTTTTCTAACAGAACCATAAATTATTGATCTATCAGCAACAGGACTACGAATTAAACTTTTCCTTTGTATAGCTTCATTTGTAAAACTTTGAAAGTCAGGTTGTTTAGGTTTTCCCGCTAATTTTTTATAAGCAAAACTTAAAACTGCACTAGCAATAAAAGAAAATGCAAATTGTTTAAGACCGCCTGATAATAAACCTTTCCAACCACCTCTTTTTGCAACTGCTTTTATTACAGGTTTTGCAATTGCTTTAATTGCGCTACTAACCCACGATACAGGATTCCAACCCATTAGTTATCTACCCCCCAAAACAATTCTTTTTCTGCAACACTATCAACAAACTCTAAACCTTTGTCGCCTGAGTATAAATTTTGTTGTTCCTCATTTGTAAATCTTGAAACTCTTGGTCGTTCCCAATCTATTAATCTATTTTCTATATCTAATTCTATTGTAGCAGTATCAGATAAACTTATTGCCATAGTATCTACTTTGCCAACAAAAATAATAAATGGGTCATCAACTAAAGCGTAACTACTATTTAAAAAACCTAAATATTCTGTTGCTGAACTTCCTTGATACTCAGTTGTTAAAGCAATAGAAACATAAGTTGACGGTATTCCTGATAATGTAAATTTTATTCCGTTCGCTTGTAATTCGGAAGTTTCGTCAATATCTGATAACGTTCCAATTGTTCCTGAACCTAAATAATCATTACCGCCCCAAGTAATATCACGATCACTAGAGTTTAAATAAACTGTTCCACTTGGGAACTCTAATTTTAAAAAATAAATTGGTCTTAAAACTTCATCGTTTAAGACGTTACTATTATTAGTAGAAAGCGTCTTAACCATTTAAAAAACCTCTACACCACTAAAACTTATTCCATAAATAGTAGAACTATTTATTGAATACGTTGTACTATCGCCTGTTAATTTCATTGTGCATACAGGATTAGTCGTAGTTATACTTGCGTCATCACTAGGACTAGACCTTAAACTTGGAACAAAATTTACAGTTACATCGCCCGAACCGTCTGTTGTTGCGTCTGCCGTAACCATTTTTAATTCATTATTTACTGAAAAAAAATCACCCGCTTTTAAAACTAAAGTTGAGTTTGCGCCACCGTCTAATACTAAACTTGTTCCTGTTTGACTTGCACCATTAACTAATAAAGTTGAACCCGCAATCGTGCCACTTGGCGATCTATGGTTAGCGTCATATCCATAAAAACTATGTACTCTACCTTGTAGTCTTTGTAAAAAACCTATGTATTCTAAAGCATTTGTTTTTTTCATTGGTGGTAAATTAAATGTTGCGTACCATCTAGCGCCTGTTAATTCTGAAACCTGAATACTATTTGATAAAGGACTTTCAAAAACTTGGTTATTATTTTCTAATCCAAATTGTACTGAACTAAATCCAACAGTTGTCGGTATAGCATAAGTTGTCATTAAGCTTTAACTCCCATAGCGCGAGCAAAAGAACCGCCCCTATTTCTAGCGTCCATTACTCCGTTTAATGCTTCTTGTTTAATTAAAGGTAACATTCCAAATATTTCTGCTCTTGCAGTTTCACTAACACTTGGCATTATGTTAATTTCTTGAACAACTTTAATACTGTCTGAACCACCAAGTTTATTATTAGGTGTTATGTAACCTGACTTATTAGGTGTAAATATTTCTGCCCCACGTTCGCCAACCATATATGATTGACCGCCTGTTACTGCACCACCCATAGCTTTTGGTGGAAAAAAAATATCTTTAACACTACCAATACCGCCTGTTATTATTCCGCCCAAAGCTTCGCCTAAAGGTCTTGTAACTGCAACTTGATAAGCAATTTTAATTATATCTTGTCCTATTGCGCTTAATGTATCTCTAAATGTTTTTGCTTCAAAAACTGCTTTTTCAAAATTACCCGCTATTGAATTACCAAATTTTTCTCCCGCATTTTGTAATCTATTTATTCTATCTTCAACGCCTGAGTATTCATCTTTTAATGTTTGTGCAGTTTCGCCCGCGTCTGCCATAGCGCCATCAATTTCGCCAATACTATCGCTTACAACATCAACGTTCTTTTTAAAACTTTCTAAAGTTTTTATTAAATTTGCTAAACTAAATTCGTAATCTTCAATTTGTTTTCTATTTTTTTTACTAAATGGGTGTTGTATTACTTCTATTGCTCTTAATAAAGAAACTCTAAAATCACCAATACCTTGAACTAAGCCCTCAAACATTTTGACGGCTTTAATACCAAAGTCTATTAAATCTTTTGCACCTACATTAGCGAAATCTTGTATTGAACCGTTTGCGTCCTCAATACTTGTTAAAACTTTTTCTCTAATTGCTCTTGATAATCTTAAAAAAGCGGGACTAACGTTAGCAACTATTTGATTAACAATATTCATAAATACTGTTTTTAATCTTAATACACTATCGTTAAAATCTTCTACTGCTTTAACTTGCTTACTATTTAAAGAACCAAATCTATCGCTTTCAATAGCAAATTGTTTTAAAGCTTCAGAACCACCTCTTAAAACATTTATTAATTCTGCACCTCTACCACCAAAAATCTCTTGCGCGTATTTTAAACGCATAGTTTTATTTTCAACTAAGTCTAATCTATCTGCAATTAGACCCAAGATCGCCATTTGATCGCCATTAACGGCGTTAGCGTCTTTAATAGAAATACCTAAAGCTTTAAAAGTTACTGTTGCTTCCCCTGTCCCCTGTAAAAAGTCGCCAAAGTTATCAACTAATCGTCTTGTAGCTTTTGCAAAAGTTTCAAATTCAATTCCGTTAATTTCAGACGCTAGTTTTAATGTCTGTAAATCTTTAACGGCAATTCCAAGAACGCCTGACATTTTTCCTAAACGGTCGGTTGCTATTAATGAGTTTCTTATTAATAAACCCATACCCGCGATACCAACCGCGCCTGTTAATGCAGTTTTAAAATTAAATACGGCTTTAGTAATACCTTTTAATCCCCGACCTATCTGACCGAACGCCTGTTTAGTCTTATTAACGGCGGTTATTTTAAAATTTATTCCTTTTTGTGCCATATTATCTCTTGTTCTTTAATCTTTCAGTTTGAAATTTTTCTTTTTCAGCTTTAACCTCTAAATACATAAACCAACTATCAAATTCTACTTTTGACATATTATATATTTCACTAATATTTTTATTTAGCTTTTCTGCTAAAAAAAATATTGCGTAAAAGTCAGGTTCTAAACGAAGTTTTTTTTTACGTCGTCCTCGTGGATTTCATTCACAATAAACGAACCTAAACTTTTTATAATATCAACGTCGGCTTGATTTAATAGTTTTTCTTTGTCAGCTACACTAAACGCTTTATCGCCATTTTCTTTTTCGGCTTTCATTATAATAGCGTCAACTAACATCGTTACCTCATCTTTTTTTGCAGATTGAAATAATCGTCTTGTTTCAGAAACGGTTAATGGACTTATAAAATAAGTTACTCCCCATTCCTCAATTGTAATTGATCTTTTTTTCTTTTCCCCAAAATGTGCGATAACTTTGTCTATATCTGACATAAATTATTATACTGTTCCTATTGTAACTGCGCCTGTAACTTGGAAACCAATTGATCTTTCAACTATTCCATCGTGCGCTTGTGCAACTCCAACTGAAGTTATAATTGCGCTTCCTGTATAATATGTATCACCCGTAGTTGCGCCCTCAGGGTATAAATTTAAAGTTACTGTTGCGCCAATAGTACAAGCGACTTGACCGTTTGTATCTGTTTCGTCCCAAAAACAATCCATAGTTCCTGAAGAACTTGATTGTGTTGCTGAATATGTTTTAACTGTATCGCCTAATTTAGTTGTTTCAACCGTGTCTTGCGATTGATCTAAAGACCACGATCTTAATTCTGCAATTGCATTAGCACCAACTTTTACAGTTCCCGCGCTTCCTGTGTGTGTAGCCATTATTTTTTATCCTTATTAATTGTTAATTTACTTTTTGTTTGTTGTTTAATAATTGGTTTAGGATTTTCCTCAGAATATCCTTTACTTTTAAAATATTCTAATTGGTTATCCCAAATCTCAACTTTATTATTGTCTTTTACGACTATAATTCTTTTTGCCATATATTATCCTAACGTTTCAGGGTCAGCTTTAGTTGTTATATAATGAACATTAAAAGTCATTTTAATAACGCCTAATTGTTGATTGCCTATATTTTCTAATTCGTATTCTGTATTAGTTAAAAATGTTTCTTTAGCGTGTCCGCCCCTTGTTAAATCAGTTGCTAAAGCTACTTCTACTTCTTTTGCAATCGTATCAAGAGTTTCATCTATGTTTGCCGTTGCTTTTGCAAAACCCTCAACTTGTATTTCTAAGTTACGTTCAATTTTACCTATGCTAGATAGTTCGCTTGTTTCTGTATTACTATAAATATTTAGTAAAGGTAATTTACTTAATTCATTTGGATAAACTCGGCTTTCAAAAACATTTGAACCCGTTGTTGTTAATCCTGTTAATGTTGAAGTAACATTATTTCTTATACTCGTTCTTTTATGTGCCATAATTAAGCTTCACTCAAATATAATTCTGAAATTCCTGTGCCGTCTTTTAAAATATTATTCACGGTGTAATTTACAGAATTAATTACAACAGGGTCGCCAAAATCAGCGTTAGTTATATCGCTAGTCTTAACAGTTACTTTAGGTTGGTTTGCAGTTATACCCGCATTATCGCCAACATCTATTGTAGTCATTTCATTATCAAATATTCCTTTGATATTTGAAGCTGAACCGCCAATAGTGATTGTTACACTATCCGCGAACTCATCTGTATCAAAAAATATTGATCGTTCTGTTGTACTCTCTATCGCCATAACTCTTTACCACCCCTATTAGCATTTTAGATATGCACCACCCCAAGTTAAGCGATAAACTTTTGTGATACTAATTATCTTTTAAAATTTTTATTATTAAATCTTTTAAATCTTTATTTCTTTTATTTAATAAAACTTCTATTAATTGTGTTGAAATTAAATCAACATATTTTTCTTCGGTTCTATGTTTTAATTTTAAACCGTTATACCAAACTAAAAAATGTAAAAATTCGTGTATTACTGTTATTAATTTTTCTTTTGGATTTAAGTCTTTATTAATAGTAATTTCTGCTTCGCTTAAATCAAATTGCCCGTCGCATTTTTCTTTGGTTGCTTGTTGTTTATTCCAATACTTGATAAAAAATTTTTTTCTATCAATAAAAAAATGTTTAGGCAACTTAGCCATTACTATTTTTTAAATATTTTTTTAACTGCTTTTTTTAATCCTTTAGCTCTATTTTCAGTTGGTTCAATTTTTTTAACTGAATCTTTTGTCATTTCTGCTTTACCCATTCCAACTAAATATTCTGCGTCCGTTTGAGAAGTTTCTACAACTGAACCAATAGTACAATGTTGTCCTTTAACAGACGTTTCTTTTAAAATTTTTATTTTCATAAATCCTCTATTTAATTAATTTAAGATACAGGACGACTTTCGCCGTCCCGTATCAGTACGCTAATTATTATTATGCGTTTAAGTCTTGGATAGCTGAGAAGCTTTCCGCGTGTCTTACTGCAATATCAATGTCATAGAAACTAGCAATTCTTGTAGCCCCTAGAGTTGATAATGAATAAGGGTCAACCATAACATCTAAATTACCCCATTCGCCGATAATTAAATCATTGAAATTTCCGAATAATAAAGCTGAACAGTCCCCTGAAGATGAACCTTTAGTTAAGTTGTCAGGCATATTACTTGTTACATTAACATTATATCCCATTAAACTTTTCTGATCGTTCATAATCATAACACTATCAGTTGAACTTACTTTAGCAGTAGTCATAAATCTTGACACTTGAGTTGGTGTTGTGAACCAAGATAAAGCGCCTGTATCTGCGTTGTCTTTTGCTACTTCTTTCCAAGTATTAACAACCGCAGTATAAGTACCCGCACCGCCATTTGTTCCCATCGCAACAGAACCAATACCTGATTGATTAAGTATTCCTGTTGGTTGGTTAGACGAACCTGAACCTTGTAAAGCGCCTTTATCAACTGCACTTGCCAAACCATCAATTAAATCTTTTCTTAAGATCGCTTCAATAGCAACTGCACTTTGCCCCATTAAATGTCTTGAAACATCAACGTAAGCTGAAACAGTTTTAGGGTTCATAGTTATTTGTCTAAAAGTTGGCGCACCCTCAGTTGGCGCGTTATTTTCCGCTACCCAATATGCAGTAGTAACCGCATTTGTAGCTGGAATAGCAACATCGCCTTTAAGTCCTGAAAGAACTGTTGCACCCGCACCTCTTACTAGCGATCTTGCTCTTAACGCGTCAACGTAAGAACCCGCCAATAAATCAGTTGCAACCGTATGACCGCCCGCAGTAGAAGTACCTTGAGTTAAATCTCTTTTGTAGAAATTTGCGTCGCTTGGTACAAACATACCTCTTGCGTTTTTGCCTGATCTTTTTGCAATTTCATCTGAAGCTTCTTTTTCTAATTCAGCACCCGACCAATTGCCACTAACCATAGCTTTAACACCTCTTGCTAAAGAATAATTTCTTTGTTCTTTTTTAGAAAGACCAATTTCATCATTTCTTGTAGCTAAAGGTTTATTTCCTATTTTTTCAAGTATAACACCTTTAAATTCGGCAACACTTAAACCATTTTTGATACTTTCATCTGCTAGAGATTTTAAGTTATGTTTTGACGCAACTGCGTATATTTCTCTAACTCTATCTACTTCGCTTTTTTGAATATCAGCTTTGATTTTTTCGTTGTCAACTTTAGGCGCTTCTTGAACATTTTCTTTTTTGTCCATTTTAATTACCTTTATAATTGATTGTTTATTTTTATCGTCATCGTTTATAATTTCTTTTGATCTATTAACACCCACGCTTTGATCTGCGGGTATTCCAACCGAAGAAATCTCTAACGGTAAAGTTGCCACTTTGTAACTCGGCTTTTCCTCGTCCTCATTCTTTGTTTTAACTTTTTCCATAGATAAGACTTCATAACCAAACGATATATTTGGTCTTATGCCGTCTTTAATGTCTTGAAAGATAGAGTTTGCTAAATCATTTTTACCAAAACGAACTTTTGCTCTACCACGAGCATTGGCAATTTTTACTTTCTCAACAATTCCTATTACTTTTGTTGCGTCGTGATCTGCTAAAAACGGTGCATTACCACTAGCAATAAAAGATAAATCCATTTTATCGTGATCTATTATTTCCATTCCGAACGCACGTTCATAAGGCGTTTCGCTTGAAAAAGATAAATCAATACTACGATCTTCCTCATCTATATATTCTTTATTAATCGTTGCAGTTCTAAAATATTTTTTACTTTTAACTGCTTTATTAGATTTTTCATTTTCAAAAGTTTTATCCTCAGGTTGTTGTTCCTTAGGCGCTTCTTCTACTTTAGGTTCTTCTTTAACCTCAGGTTTTTCTTCTGATTTTTCAGACTTCATTTCGCCTTTACCAAAAGTTATAGTAACTGCTTCGTCTGTTTCCTCTATTTTTTGTATATGTTTTTTTTCCATTATTTTTTACCTTTAGGAAGATCACTCGCTAACCAAGTTAAAAATTTAACTGTTGGATAACTAATTATCTTCCACATTTTCTTTATTACTTTCATTATTGTTTGTTTGATCTTCTTGCATAGACAATTCATCTTTTCCCCCTGTTGCCCCTTTATCCCCGTAAGGTTCGTAGGCAAAGTTAATATTAAAATCTTCCGCTAATTTTTTCTCTTTTTCTAATTGTTCAAAATGTTCCTCAACATCACGTCCCGTTTTGCTAACTACATCTTGCAAACTTACTACACCCGCTTTAAGACCCACTACATTAGCGTTCATTTCTTTTAATGGGTCAATCCAATCAAAAGCACGCGGTATAAATACAGTATCATTAAACTTATTGTATTTTGACATCGGTAAAGGCGATAGTTGTTCGTCGCCAATTGTTAAATACATTTTTAACCAACGTTCATATACGGGTTTGCAAAAATGATTAATTACAAATTGTTGTATTGTTTTATAATAATCTCTATCGTTTAAACTTGCTTGTCTTATAGACGAATAATTTACTGAACTATAATCGTTACTTAAATCATTATAAGAAACATTAAGTCCCGCGCTTATCTGTCTTAATATACTTTTTATAAATGGGTCAAAAGCAGTTGTTGGGTGTGTTGTATCAAATTTTTTAAAGTCTGCACCACTTGGCAACTGTTGTATTGTTCCCGCTTCTACATTCATCATAGGACTAAAACCGTCGCTAGATGTATCTTCGCCTGTATATGCGTCGCCACTTGGGCTTGTTATAAATCCCATAGCGCTTGCATTAACTCTTGAAGCAACTAATTCAGCTTCCGCGTATGCGTGAAGCATTTTTAATTCTTTAAGAACACTAGATATTGGACTATACCCTCGCGATTGATTTGCACGTTCAGGTATATAAATATGTAATAAATTTTCTGCACTTACTCTTGAACTTCTTTTACTTCCTGAGTGCATAAAATATTCATAAGGATTTTTGTCAAATAAATAATAAGCAATTGGTCGTTTCGTTTGACTATCAAACTCAACGCCCATTCTTATTTCATTATTACCATTATGTCCGTTTCTATTCTCGTCAATTAAATCGCAATCTAAAAAATTAATTGCAAATTTAAAATCGTTATCTGCATTTTCAACAAACTGTATTAAAACTTCGCCATCGGTAAATAGAGTTTGCACTAATAAATTCTGCATATCTAACCAACCTAATCTTTGAGATAAATCGCAGTTATCTTTTAATATCCATCTTCGCCATCTACTCTCAATTATATTGTTAGCCACATAATCTAAATTTTGATCTTTGTCTTTTGATCTAACTTGTAACTTAATACCGTGAGAACCAATAACATTGGTTTTCATTAAGTTAATATAACGTCTTACAAATTCGTTATTACGAGATAAATCTCTACATCTATCTCTTAATCTTCTTATGTCGTTTTTTAATATGTCGTCAATTGATCTTGTTCCACTTACAAAATCATTTAATAGACGGTTGCTACCCGCACCGTCAAAACCTTTTTTACTAAAATTTTTTCTGTTTCTATTCCAAAACTGATACCATTTTGCCATTTAATTATCCCTTAGTTACCGATTTTATATTTCCTATTTCTATGATGATCGTAGTAGCCAAGAGTTGAAGTATTTCCAAAAGATACTTTAATAGTGTTTCCTGAACCGTCGCCGTTTTCATTCCTCATCTTATTAAGTTCTCTATTGTATTCTGCTTTGTAATAATTTCGCCATTCCAATAATTCTGATACGGTCATTTTATTTAATGAACGTCCCGCTATTGAATAACTTGAAACATCTTTATCTGCTTTGCCCTCTAATAAGCTTTCAATTTTATCAAGCATTATTTTAGCGTGTGTTCTTGGGTCTGCACTACTACTAGCCAAGTTAGGTTTAATTGTTACTTGACCTCGATCAACGGTAACTCTAGCATTATCAGAACTACGAGTAACGTAAGCGATAAAATGATATATCCCCGCCGTCTTGCCCGCAGTTACAGTAGCGCTTAAAGTAATTAAATAATCGTCGTTGTCGGCAGTTGCGTCAACTGTAAATGACGCGCCTGTACTCTCTAACCTAAAATAATAAGTTAAAGTGTATGCTGAATTGCTATAATCAGCGTTTAAATCTGTTATTTTCCATTTAACCGTATCGCCTGAATATATTGTGTACGGTATTTTTTCTTGAACTGTTGTTAATACATTTGTCATTTAATTAATCTCGCCAATTAGTTATAAAGTTATTTTTTATTTTTGTTCTTTGTGGTTTTTGTTTAGGTTTTTTTTCTAAACTATTTTTAATTTTTTCTAAGTCTGCATTTAAAGATATAAAAGATATATAAGCATAAATAAAACAATCCCAAGCTTCGTTTCTTTTTCTTATTTGCACCCATTCTCTAGTTGCAACGCCTTTAATATATCTTGTTTTAATTCTTTCAGATTGTAGTTGTGCAAAATATTCTAGGTCTAAATGTTTTGGAAAGTGAACATATCCATTACCAACCTTATCTATTTTCATTCTTTGCAAAACAATATCTTTTGCACTATCAACGCCAACTGCAAACAACGGTGTTTTCATTATGTTGTTTGTACTTGCACGTCTTGGAAAAATTGGTTTATTTCCTGTTACACCTTTAATAGCATATATTCTACGCGCTACTTTATTCTTACAAAAACTATAAACTTGGTTTGTGTAATATCCACTATCAATACAAGCGGAAGAAATTAAAAATTTCTTTCCGTCTTGTCGCTTATAAACTCTTTTTAATTCTTGATCTAACTTTAACCATATAGAAGCAACAGACGGGTCGCCATATAATACAATATGATCTATAACCCAAATTTCCTCATTAAGACCAATTCCTAATATACTTAATTCTATTCTATTTGCTTGAACGTCAATTCCCGCAGTTAGTAAAACAACGCCCTCAGGTATTTCCTCAGGTGTATAATCTTCAGTTCGTTCGTTTAAACTTAAATCTAATCCTGTTCCTTTATCTTCAAAACTTTCGCCAAGTGTTGTATTTATAAACACCTTTAAAGTTTCAGGTAGTTTCTTTTTTTCTAAAAAATCTCTTACTATGTCCTCTAACCTAGACCAACTACTATAAAATTCGTTTAAATGGAAACCCGCAACGCCTGTAAAGTTATCTGTTGGTTGCCATTGTCCCTGTCTTATAGCTTTCCATCGTTTGCTATCGTCCCATTTATCATTACAAAATCTACAAGCATAATGAGTTTCGTGTAGTTTATCTTTATCAAATTTAACTTGTTTAAATTCTAAAACTTGAAGTTCTTTACACTCAGGACAAGGAACATAAAATTTTCTTTTATCAGATATATTATACTCTTGTTCAATTCTACTAAGACCTTTAATCGTAGGTGTAGAACACATTATTATTTTGTTGTTCCAAAACGTCGTAGTTCTTTTAACTGCTAGTGAAACCACATCGCCCTCACTTGCGCTTAATTCAAATCTATCAACCTCATCTAATAATAAAACTCTTATTGGTCTTGAAGCTAAAGAACTTGTACTATTAGAACCAACTAAACTTATATGTCCGCCTGTAAAGACCTTATGTAATACTGTATTTCCACTATCTCGTTCTCTTGGTGGTTTAACCTTATCTGTTAAAACAGGACAATCTCTAATCATAGAACTTAATCTATCTTTACTAAACGATTGCGCCATTGATAGAGTTGGTTGAACCATTAATATTGGACTTGGTTCGTAGTGTATAAAATAACCTATTATATTTTCTAATAAGGTTGTCTTACCTACTTGCGAACTTGTCATAAAAACAACTCGTCTAACATTAGGGTCGCTTACTGCCCTCATCATTCCGTCTTGATAGTAAGCACGGTTAATTAAATACTTACCCGCTTCGCTACTACTCTCAGGACTTAGGTAACGGTACTTTTCCGCCCATTGACTTATCGTCAACGGTTCTATCGGTTGAAACAGACTTACTGCTTTCAATATTGTGTTGTGTATCTTTTGGTGTTGTAAGTTCAATGTCCTCGCCTTTCGCTAATTCACTTAACGCTTCGGCAATCTGAGTAGTTAAGATATTCTTACATACATCAATGCCATTTTCTACTGCTAGAATAGGTGCTAGTTTGTTGGGTATTGCTTCTAATTTATTCTTACAAGATAAAACTAGGTTCGCCCATTGTTTATCAACTAGATCGCGGTCAAGTAGATTTCCCTTTTCTTTTTCTAAATTTAATTCTAATAATTCTGCTTCGGCAATCGCTTTGTTTTTCCGCGCTTCATCTAAGCTTATCAACTTATCTGTCTTATTATACAATTGTTTAATAACATCTTGTATTAAATAATATTTAATCTTGCCACTTTGTTTGACAATAGGACACTTAACTAAGACCTGACCTAACTTACGTCGGTCTATATTTAGTTCAGTAACCAATTGCGAAGCGGTCATCTGTAAAGGAATATAACTCATTGTGATCTATAAAAACTATTTTCTGTCGCTACAAAACATCTTAGGTCGGGAAAAAACC